TAATGATATTTTACCTAATGTTATAAGTAGTAAAAAACAATATCCTTGTCCAAATTGTCAAGGTGGTGGATGCCCTACTTGTAGCGGATTTGGAACAATAGAGGAATAATTTATTACTTATAATGATAAGTGTAAAAACTGGCGGTAGCTTGTTTTTAATACTTGTTAGCATTAGTACGGATTATTAACGAAAAAATAAATATAATGAGCAGATTACAGAGTGATGAAACACCATATATTTGGAATGGAACTTATACTGATATATTAAAAAATGGAGGTAATAAGTTTGAAGAAATAAACAAATTAAGAGATTTATTGAGTGGTAAGTTTAGAATAGTATTAAAACTTACAGATATTTTTGGAAACCTTTATGTTAATGGAAAACCTTGTTTAGTTAGAAAGAATAAACAAAAACCAATAACAGTTTACCCAAATGTTAAAATTTTAGAAGGAACAGACAGCGGTTGGGGAGGCTCACATAAACATCCTCGTATTTGTTTTAAAGAGGGTTATTGTGTGGTTGAAGTAATAACAAAAGGATTTCCTCACATGGAATTAGATACATACGAAATGAAAATTGAAATAATTGAATTTGAAAGGATTGGTTAGTATTAATGCTAATGATACAACTAAACACAGTTATTTTTAAATATTAAAAGTTATGACACAAGAATTAATAAATGAGATAATTGCCCTTGTTAACGAACAAAGAGATTCACAAGGGATGATAACTAAAGTTGATTTAACGCTGAAAATTAAAACATTATTGGAAACAAACTTTGAAAATAATAGTGTTTTAGATGATGTTAGTGGTTGTACGCAATGCGAAATTATAGACGCTAGAAATGAAATTATCGAGAGTGGTTATATGTGTATTAAATGTCATAAGTTATTTAAAGCGTATGACCACTAATAACCTTATAAACAAAGTTGACTGCCAGAGGCCCAATAAAGGGCCTTTGTGTTTTATAAGGATGTTATTATTCTCTTGTTATTGGATTAATACTATTGATGATACTTTCTGCCTGTGCTCTTGATATTCCAAAAGAAACTATCAAGATTTCAATTGCAGATTCTTGTGATAATATTCCCTCTGCAACTTTCTCTGCAACAGTTACCATTGATGTTACCTGTGCACCATTCAAGGCCTGTATTGCTCTTTCTTGCTCCTCCTTTTCAGTATAACCAAGAACATTTCTTGCCTCATTTGCATCAATTACTCCATTTTGCACCAAGCTAACAACGGTTGCAGATTCAGAGGCCTTATCACTTTGCAGTGCAGGTATATGTGAAAAGTCAGCCTTAAGATATACACCATCATCATACAGTCCTAATTGTTGGGAGATGGTTTCATACATTTGATTGGTTTCAGGTATAATGGTATCCTGATAACTCATTCTCATTCCCTCCTTAACATTGGTAAATGTAGCACCGTTGGATTGAGAGAACAAATAATAAGATAATCCATAAGCATCAATGATTGCCATTTTATCCTCTGTTAGCTCCTCAAATAACATTAGATCCTTTGTTGGATAAGACATTGGAGTCCAATCAACATCAGCCTCTGTCATTACAAGTTTATCTTTGCTACGTTTTAACCAATCCTTTTGTATTTCATCCCTTTCCTCTGGAGTCATTGGCAAAGCTCCTCCCATATCACTTTTTTTGGATGATAGGATTCCAATTGCTCCCATGTTTTCGAGTATCACATTCCTTTTGTTGTATTGGGCCATGATGTTACTCAAGGGATATTTAAGAGTATCAATTCGATTCACAGGATTAAGAAGATTGATTCCATCAGGAGTATTGAGATACACCATATCATCAACCTGTATGATTTCCATTTTTTCTGTATCATACCAGAATTGGAATTCCTTTATTAATCCATCCGTATCAATTTGATCCAAATACTTTCCAGTTCCAACAACCTTAATCTGATTTGATGGTAAAGGAATAAACAGATTCCGTATATCGAATGAACGTTTTGGACAATAGGCAAAAGAATTATTAAATAATCCATCATTAACAGCAAGTGAGAATACTACATCAGACCATGATTGGGTTGGATTAGGTTTATTGATGAGATCCAACATCCAATGAGATTCCACAGGATTGCCATCAAGATCACAAAGAACAGGAATACCACTTGACATCATAATGGCCCGTTTATTAATTACTGTTCTTAATTCAGGAATTTGGATGTATAGTTCATATGGTTTATTTGTATCAATCCAAGTTGGTTTTGTATTTCCCCAAAATTGGTTGTGTTGACGAGTCAGCATCTTGATAAGGTTATCATTTTTACCACTTGTCCATCCGAATAAGTTAGTCCAAAAATTGTTTTGCATACAAAAAAAATATAAAATTTACATCAATAACGTCAAAAATAGTTAATTTTAAAAATAAAATCCTTATAATGCAGAGATTTATAAAATGGTTAATATAATGAAAAAGAATTTTAATCAATACTCAATTAAGTCATTCAATAACTCAATTAAGGATATTTCATTGGGAAAAAGAGAGGTTGCAATGTACCTATCCAAATTCGATGTAATTGATTCAGATAATGATATGATTGTATCTGGAGCATTTGAAAAAAGCATAAAGGAAAGAGGCCCACAAAGCAACTCAAATAGAAACATTGCATTTTTGAGGTACCATGATTGGCAACATCCTATTGGTAAGTTCTTAAAGTTAGAGGAGGATCAAAAAGGATTATTTGCAGTTGCTAAGTTGAGCACATCAACAAAGGGAGAGGATGCATTGAGAGATTATGAGGAGGGAATAATCAAAGAGCATTCCATTGGATTCCAGTACATGAGTGATAATGTAAAGTGGATTGAGAATGGAGAAAAAGGATACTATCAGATTGATGAAGTTAAACTCTTTGAAGGATCAGCAGTTACATTTGGAGCAAACGAATATACAGAGGTTTTAAGCGTTGGAAAAAGTGAGGATAAGGTAACAGCATTGGAGAAACTTACAAAGGAAATTGACGTAGTAACAAAGGCATTAATAAATGGGAGAGGTACAGATGAGAGAATGTACAATCTTGAAATGAAATTAAAATACTTGAATTCTCGTTTAGTTGATCTTGCAATAATGAAATCCATTGAGCCTAAGATGGAGGAAGTTCAGCAAATCAATATTAAACAGGATTTTGATTGGGCAAAAGTAGATTATCTATTGAGCACCAAACAAACATATGCAGACTATCCACAACAGGCAGTGAATAATGCAAAGAAAGGGATTGAGTTGAATGAGGCAGTTAATAACAGATGTGCAACAGATGTTGGAAAACAGAGAGCACAGGACATTGCAAATAAAAGAGGATTGTCATTGGATGTTATTAAGCGTACATTTAGCTATCTTTCAAGAGCAGAGGAATACTACAATGCAGAAGATACAGAGGCGTGTGGTACAATTTCGTACTTGTTATGGGGAGGAAAAGCAATGAAAAGTTGGTGTGAGAAGAAGATAACAGAGATTGAAAACAGTTAATTAAATTATTAAAAAATGGAAAATCCAAACATTACACCAGAGGAAATGGTGGCAAAATTTGAAGGTAAAATTGAGGAGGCAACAAAAGGATTAGTTTCTTCAGATGAAATGGCCCAATTAAAATCAGAATTGGCAGGAATCAAAGCATTAGCAGAAAAGGACAACACATCAGAGTTGAAGTCCAAATTTGTTGAGTTGGAATCTGCGGTATCTGGATTAAAGGAGGCATCAAAAAGCGTACCTGCAAAGGCAAAGTCATTAGTTGACTTAATTAAAGAAAAAGCAGAAAGAATCAATGAGGTTGTAAAATCTGGAAAGGGAAAAGTTGAGATTGCTTTAAAAGCACAACAGAATCCATCAGATATTGGTACTCGTGATGATTATGCAACTTTCTTAGATGGTACTATCAAAAAGCCAGTTAGAGCAACAAGAATCATTGATCTTTTCAGACGAGTTGCTGTATCTACTGAATACGTAAAGTATAGAGAGCAGGATGTGGTAACAAGAGATGCATCAGTGGTAGTAGCTTGTGCAACATCAACAAGTAACACAAAGACAACTTGGGTTAATAGAACAGTTCAGATCCAAAAGATCAGAGATTTCGTTGACATTTGTATCGATATGATTGATGATTATTCATTCGTTGCATCAGAGGTTGAGCAGTTGGTTAATGAATCTGTAAAACTTAAAGAGGAGGCAGAAATTTTACTTGGATCAGGTAATATCTTATCTATTGATGCGATTGCATCTGAATTTGATCCTGCAAACGTTCTTGCTCCATTCTCAGGTGCTTTTCAATCTGCAACATTAGCAGAATTAACAGCATCAATGAAGGCCCAAATATATACTTTTGGACAAGAGAATGCATGGGATGCTGACACAATTGTAATGAACTACAATGATTTTGTTAAGTTCATGCACCAGAAGAACAGTGAGGGAGATTACTTGTTACCTAATTTTGTTATGGCAGGAGATGGTATCTTAAATGGGATGAGAATTGTTACAAGCCCATTGGTAACTGCTAACACTTTATATGTATTTGATTCTACAAAAGGAGAGATCCTTGATAGACAAGGAGCAACATTGGAGATGAGCTACGAAAACAATGACAATTTTGAGCATGAGATTGTTACTATGAAAGTTGTTGAGAGATTACAATTCCACGTTGCACAAATCAATCAAGATGCATTCATGAAGTGTACTGATATTGCTACGGCATTAACTGCAATTACAGCACCTTAATTTAAAGCGATTTAAGCCATGAAAAAGATAAAATTAATAAGAGATTACGGTAATAGTAAGAAAGGAGCTGTTATTGAGGTAACAGAGCCACAGGCATACTTTTTATTAACTAATTCAATTGCAGTTTTATCTGATTGTGGTAAAGATTGCAAAGAGTGCGAAGATTGCAAAGGCAAGGCAAAGAAGAAGGCACCAGCTAAAAAAACGGTAAGAAAAACAAAGGCCTCTGCAAAGAAGTAGAGGCCTTTACTTGAAGAAATATGAGCATACTGAATATTACATATGATGATTTTGGAAAGGGTAAGTTTGAATTGCATCATGGGATGTACGAGCAAACAAAGATCCAGGCATACATTGATAAATATGAACGGCAATACCTTGTTAAATTATTAGGAGTTGACTTGTTTAATTTATTTGTTGCGGATTTGGTTGCAGGAGTTCCACAGTCAGCAATTTATCTTAAGATTTACAATCCATTTGAGTATGATAATGTGAATTGCTATGTCTATATTTCAGAGGGTATGATTGATATGATCAAAGGATTTGTTTATTATCAGTATTTAAAGGATTTGACAAATACGGTTGCTGTATCTGGAAATGTTCGTCCATTGGGAGAAAATTCAGAGAATGTATCCACATTAAATTCAATGATTTATACTCGTTATAATGACAGTGTAAGGACTTACAAAACGATACAAAAGTATATTTGTGATTTCAACTCTGATTATTTACAGTATAATGGTATAGGAATTAGTACAGCGTATTGGCTATGATTGAAGCAAGTGAGTACATAAAGGATTTAGTATCAGAGATTGATAACAGCTTAACAGGCACATATGATGCTGTGAGTGAGAAAACCTTTGTATGTAACACTAAGTGGGCCAGAGTTGGAAAGATTGTTACTGATTCAATGGATAGGAGATTCAGGATCAGTGAAATCGGATACGATGAGTATATCAAAGCAGATGCATTGGATGGAGGAGTATTGGAGGGAGTTTTTTATTTGAAAAATACTTTTTTCATTACAGGAACAAAATTGGCAACCAATACGGAGTGGACTTTGGCAGATAGTAATTTGGAGAATAAATTACCTTTAGTATGGCTATTAGAGATAATAAGTGAAACAGGGTATGGAAAAGGATCAGCATTGGAGAAGGATATTGATGTAAGATTATTCTTTTTAGATGAAACAGATCCAAGCCAGTATTACACAAAGGATCACAGAGAGCAGGTTGTTATACCTATGCAAAAGTTGATGTTAGAATTCCTTGAGGTTGTAAACAATGATAGGATGTATCAAACAATAGAAAATTACCGTTATAGAACATTTTCCCGTTTTGGTGTAGAGCAGGAGAGTGGTGTTATTCAAAATGTCTTGGATGCAAACTTATCTGGAGTTGCATTGGAGCTTACACTATCCAGATATAAAGAAATTTGTAAATGTTAAAAATTAAAAAAAATGATAGGATGTAATTGCGACGCAGGATTATCAAATACAGGGAGGCCAAATTGTGTGCCAATCTTTGGTATTACGTCAAGTTTTATTATGGTGCCATTGATTGCGAATGATGGTACAAGAAATGGAATCGACTTATCTACTACTCTTCCAACATGGAGTGATTTAGTAAATGAGGCAGATTCTTCTAAACGTTGGTTTCCATTACCCGCGTTTGAAAATGTAGAATTGCCAAAGGCAGACTCACAGTTTGAGGAGGCAAACAGTGGTAGAATGGTATTCTTAAGACAAGGAAAGAGATCCTTTTCTGGAGAGTTATGGGCAGAGGATTCAACTCCAACATTCTTAGGAAAATTACAGGCAAATAGATGTGTTGACTTTGGAATGTACATTGTTGATGTAAATGGTAACTTAATTGGAAGTGAGGAAGGAGGATACTTGTATCCAATTCCTGTTGATAATCCAAGTTTTGATCCAAAATTTGCCTTTGCTACTGATTCAACTACTCAAAAAATTATGTTAGGATTTGACTTTGACAGATTATTTGATGAGTCAACTATGTACATGATTAATGTTGAGGAGGCAGGACAAGATTTCACTAAATTGGAAGGATTGAAGGATGTAAACTTATTATCATTAGCTGTATCAACTACGGTTGCTACTTTCACTGCAAAGTTAGACTATGGAACAGCAGTTAATAAGATCCTTTACAAAGGAGCAACAGCAACAGCAGATTGGAGCATTGAGAATGTTACTCAATCAGTTACTTTTGCACCTGATTCTGTAACAGAGAATCCAGATGGTACATACTCATTGGATTATTCAGTGGGAGGAACTGTATCAGGAGGAGATGTATTAAAGGTATCCGTTGCAAAGAATGGATATGAAGGTAATGCAACTGCAACAGCATGATGGATATAGTGATTGGAAAATACTCGTTTAATGCTAATACACTGAAAAGCATATCAAAGGAAAAAGCTGTGAGCAGTTTTAAATCCATTGATAGCAAGATAGTGGAAAGGGCATGGAGTGAGGCAAATCCAAAAAAGGCCAAGAGAAGGCCTTCCAAGAAAACTAAACAACAGTAATAAGGGGAGGTCAAAAGGCCTCCTTTTTTTATAATCACACCGAATGATTGGAAATACTGATATTGATATACACTTAAAAAAGGCAGTTTTATTGGATGATTCCATTGCATGGATTGATGCACATAGTGATGAGGTCAAAGAGGAGATTTTGAATCTGATTAGAAATGAGCAATTAATGGAGGAGGGAGTTGATGCCAATGATGATATTATTGGTACTTACAGCTATTTAACAGAGGTATTATCAGGAGGAAGGAAAAGAATGGGAGATCCTTACAACTTGAATGATACTGGTGCCTTTTTTCGTTCCATGTTTATCAAGGTTTTATCAGATAGCATACTCATTGATGCAGACAGTGCAAAGATGGAGGATCAGAATTGGTGGAGTGTTGACATATTAGGATTGACAGAGGAAAATCTTGACATATATGCTACAATGGTTAAAGAAAATTTTATCCTTTACGCAAGGAGAGTATTGGAGCTCGATTGATGAAATGCCTTTATATAATTGGATTAGATGCAATGATGGAAAATTAGAATACACCAGAAAAGAGAAAAAAGGAAATAAGATCCAAGATGTATATAATTGGAAAAAGTTGTATAATGAATATTTAAAGGAATTCGGATTGGATGTGAGATACAAAAAGTATCTTGAAGCACAAAAAAAAAGAGCATTATTGCAAAGCGAATATGTAATAACCAAAGAAAGATTTAAATTGACAGAGATTGAAATTGAGAGTCAAAAGATACAGGATTTGGAGATTCACTTTGCAGGAGGAAAAAAAATTGAGGTAATATTAACATGGTTAGGAATGTTTTTAGGCTACAAATTAGATCAAAAAACAACCACAGTAAAAGAGTATTTTGTAATATTAGAGGAATATGGCAAAGCAAATAAAAAGGTCTGAAATAGCAGAAGAGGATTTGTATAAAGATATACGGGATTCAGCAGAGAAAACAATTGTTAATATCAATGAGTTAAATGATTCATTGGCCCAGACTGCAACAGTAATTAAGACAGAGTTACAAAAACCTTTAAAAGTAACTATTGATGGTATTAATAGCGTGAATACATCCGTTAATGCCATGAATGAAACTATGGAGGCATCCATCAAACTTGATAAGGCAAAGGCAGATGCAATCAAAACACAGATTGATGCAGAAACCAAGTTGGAGAAGTTGGAGCAGGAGAGAATCAAAACACAGATTCAGGAGAATAAACTTGCACAAGAGGAAATCAAGTTAAAGGACAAACAGAACAAACAGGATAAGCAAAGCGAAAAGCAAAAACAGAAAAATGTTGCCTTAACAAGGGAGGAGATTAAAGAAAAATTAAGGAGCCAAAAGATAAGCCAAGCATTAAAAAAAGAGTTGCAAGATGAGTTGATATTGCAAGATGATAATGCAGGAACGTTGGAGAAATTAAGTGCAAAAAGTAGGCAGTTAAGAAGGGAAAGAGAAAAATTGAATCTGGAAACAGAGGAAGGAAGGAAGAGATTAAAGGAAATTAATGAGGAGTTGGATGATAACAATGAGGTTATCAGAGAGAATTCAGATGCCTTAAAAAAGCAAAAGTTAAACGTTGGTAATTATACAGAATCAATCCAAGAGGCCACAGGAGAGATTGGAGGGATGATCAAAGGAATTAAGGATTCCATTGATGGTATAAAGGATCAAGCAAAGGCATTCATGATACAGGCCAAATCAGCAGATACAAGTGCAAAAAAGATTCGTTTAATTGGTAAAGCAATTAAGGCCTCTGGAATAGGAATATTGATTGCAATGTTAGGATCTGTTGTAAGTGCATTAGGAGATACAAGAGCAGGAGTATTGGCAATGCAAGGAACAATGCAAAAGACACAGGCATTTATTACCATGATAGGAAATAAAATCATGGATACCTTTGAGAAAATAAAAATAAGAGTTCAACTTGCAATGTTGTCCCTTGATAAGTTTAAAATGGCATTAATGGATTTAACTATTCCATATACTAATGTAAAGCCATTTGAAGGATTGTTTGATATTGATACCGAAAAAACAAAAAAGGAAATTGGTGAGCTTGAAAACAGGTTAAATATATTATCAAAAAAGGAGTATAAATTAGGAGATATTGTTGAGAATATTGATAAAACTATCAAGAAGGGATTTGAATATGAGGATTTAATTGCCAGTTTAAGTGATAAAATTGAGAAGTTGAGAGGAGAGGAGGAGTTGTTAAGTGAACAGGCAGGAGATATGACATTATCTTTTGACAAACAAAGAAAAGCACAAAAAGAATATAATGATACAGTAGAGGAAAGAATTGGATTGGAAAAAGATTTGGCACTGGCAAATGTTGACTTACAAGCGTTGAAAATCAAGCAAAGATTAATTGATGCAGGAATGCAATATAATGATGAACAGATAAAAAATTTAGACTTTTTAAAGGATGAGGAGGCAAGGATGATAATCAATAGTGATGAGCTTGCCCAATTATCAGATGCAAAAAGAGAGTTAATTGCCATTGATAATGAGTTAAATTCGGCACAGGCCAAAAATGCAATGGAGGCCCGAAATACTGCAAAGGATGACTTTGAGAAACAGTTAGATTATGCAATAGATGCCTTTGATATACAGAAAACCATCAATGAAAGGATTATCAATAACGAAAAAACAACATTAGCACAGAGAGATGCAATGACAGAGGAAACAAGAAGATTGGCGGATAGTGCATACGCTAATCAGGTTAAGTTGGTTCAAGATTATACAAAGCAAAGGATTGATTTTGACAAGCTGTTGAAGATGACAGATGAGGAGGAAATCAGAAGAACATTAAAAAAGTTTGATCTTAATGAAACAACCTTGACTCGAATTCTGGATATATTAAAAAACAGAAAAACTGTTGTTCAGGATTTAGCAGATATTGAGGATGAAACAGCAAAAAAGAGAATTGAAAACAATCAAGCCATAGCAGAAAGTATCCAGAATGAAGGATAAGAAAATTTTGATTTCACAATAGAGTTGATGGAGAAGGCCTTTGATGAGGAAAAAAAGTTAAGGGATAAGTCATTACAAGATGAGAAGGTAAAGGGAGCAGAATCAATTGATGAGTTAAAACAAAGATTGAATAAGATTAGAGATGAAAGAAAAAAACAGTTAATGATTCAAGCAAGTTTTGAGAGGTTGGAGATCCGTAATTCTATAATGGAGGAGGATCAAAAGGCACAGAAAATTGAGGAGATCAATAACAAGTTGCAGAATGACATTATCCGAATAGAAAACGAAACGACAGATAAAAAGAAGGAACTTGATGAGGAGGAGATACAAAATGAGGAGGACAAGGCAGAGAAATTGGCAGACCTTGAACAGCAAAGAGCAGAGGACAGGATTGCAGTTGCACAGGCCTTAACAGATGCACATGATTTCTATGCGGATAGAAGAATTGCAAAGATTGATGAGGAGATTGAGGCAAGCCAAAAAAGATTTGATAATTTACAGGATCTTGCAAATCAAGGAAACATCCTTGCAAAGGAGAGCCTTGCAGAGGAAACCAAGTTAATTGCAGAGCAGACAAGAAAAAGAGAGCAGTTGGAAAAGAGAAAACAAAGAGTTCAATTTGCCAATACAGTCCTGCAAACTTATATGAAAAATTCATCAGATCCAGATGTAAAAAAGCCATTGCAGAAAACAATCACAGATACAGTGTTACTAACTGAATTTATTAAGTCATTTTCATTCTTTGATGGAATAGAGGATACAGGTACACATGGACAGGGGATTGATGGCAGAGGAGGATTTCTATCCGTATTGCATCCTAATGAGAGAGTTGTTCCAAAGAAGAATAATGACATGATTGGTAATATGTCCAATGATGATCTGGCACAGTTAGCATATAACTATCAAAACGGCCTTTTAAGGGATGTAACAGATGGTGTAACAGTATCAAACAGTGTGAGTGGAGTTGATGTACTTGCAAAAAAATTGGATAGTTTAGAGCGAACAATATCAAATAAGCCAGAGCACAACATTGAATTGGAGCAGATTATTGATGGAGCTATGGCAATAACAAGAAGAACTAAACAAGGAAATACAAAGATATTTAACAGATACAGAGTATCATGAAGCATTTTTTAAATAATATACCTATAAGTCCAAGAAATGTTTTGGAGATTGGATTGATTACTGATTACACAGGCAATCCAAATATGCTCCAGATTGATTCAGATACTGTTGTTCTTCCAAGAGAGGCAAGAGAAATCATCCTCAATCATATTGCAACACAAGGAGTATTTGAGGGAATTCCATACATGATCGAAACAGAATCAGGAATAAAATTGGAGTATTATGTTGATTTAACAGAGGGAACAACATACAAGGATTTTGAAATTGAGGTTAAGATCAAAAAAAGGAAAGGATTTGACAACTTTATAGAGAATTCGCAGGGCCTATCCTTTGAATTGATGAATAAAAAAGGAGTAAATTTTGATTTCATTGATATTCCTTATGTGATTATTCCAGATAATCAGTTAGAGTTGGGAGTGAGTCTATCTATTGCAATATATGTGATGACAAAAGAGGCCATCCAAGCAACAAAGGATCTTAATACGGCATTAAGGGATTTGATTGAGGCATTAACAGGTACTCCATTCCCTCCATTGGGAGAGATAATATCATTAAGTTTAGCATTGGCAGGGCAATTGGCATATACATTGGCAGTATATACAGCATTGATCAAGTTAGGGAGGCAAATGTTGGAGTTAATCTTTCCAAAAGTCAGAACTTATAAGGGAGCTACAATAAAAAACTTAATTGAAAAAGGATGTGAATATCTTGGATATACGTTGGATTCAACATTATTAAATGAATGGGATAAATTAACCATTATGCCTGTGCCATTGATAAAGAATAAAAAAAGCATATTCAATTTTATACAAAATGAGTTGAATTTTAGCTTTACAAAAGGGTATCCATCAGCACAGGATACGGTATCAACATTAGGAGAGTTGATTACAGCAGTTGAGATATGGTTTAATGCAAGAACAAAGGTGTATAATGGAGTTGTGCAGATAGAAAGGAGGGATTATTGGCAGAACATCACATCCAACACAACGGTGCCTGCATTAAATTTACAGGATAGCAGACAATCACAGTATGTTTTGAATACAGATGAGGCATGGAAAAGGAGTTATGTGCATTATCAAGTGGACTATTCAGATACACATACATTGGATTTCTTTGATCCTACGGATGCAGAATTCAGCACAGAGCCATTGAACGTTATTAATGAAGATTTAGTAAGTATTAGAGGCCTAAATGATATTAATATTCCTTTTGCATTAGGAGTGAGAAAGGATAGGTTGAGTTGGGTTGAGGCATTTGCAAAAACTTTCTTTCAATTACTGGATACGGTAACAGGATTATTTGGAGCAGGATTAAACAGTACAGCATTAATCACAAATAGATTAGGAGTAACACAGATTTCACAGCAGTATTATTCAGTTACAAAGGTATTGTATGCTACAAATGGGAAACAGAGTGCAGATTATGTGGATAAAATCAAGGCAGGAAATATATACAATGAGTATCATAAAATCAATGAGATTAATATAAATGGCTATAAGATATACAGTGATGTGCCTATGAGATTGAAATCAGAGGAATTTGTATCTTTACTTGATAACAATTTTGCGTATATTGATGGAATACTTTGTGAGATCCTATCCATAAGATATATTGATGAGTTAAGCAAGGCAATAATATCATATAAGGAGCCATTTGAGTATGCAGAGGGGAAAGTGGAAATTATTACAATAAATGACTAATTATGGACTTTAAGAAGGAGTTTGATAATCTGGAAAATTTGAATAAACAGATGGAAGGTTTTAACAAGATGATTAATCAGGCATATTCAAAACTTGATCCAGAGTCATATGAGAAAGTTAAACAGCATCATATTGATACTAATGCCATGATTAGAGAATTCAGGAAGGGAAACACAAATGCTGTTGATAACTTAATAAATAAATATTTGAAATAAGATGCCTGTAATTATAGAAAATAGTGAGTATTCAAATGCATTTGGTTATACGGGCAATACATATGTATCCAATGCAGGGGATGTAACAACGTTGGAATTAACAGTTGCAGAACAGATCAGGGTATCTACATTAAATAATCCATTTACATTTGATCCTCTTTTGTATATCCTTACAAGTCCTGCTGTCAGTTGGTTGGATGAGGGGATAAGATCAGGAGATTTGGTGTACATTGCAAGATACACAGCAAGTGGAAATTTAAGCCATAGTCATACGGCCACAGTAACAAGCGTAACAGATACAGAGTTAAATGTTGATTCATGGGTAAATAACTTGTTTTATGATATTGGTGCAGGAGATTTAATGGTTGTTACTCCAGTTGTCAGCGTAGGTGGAGCAGTAAGAAGGAGAGAGGATCTATTGTTGGAATTTAATCATAGTTTAAACAATCAGGCAGGCAGTCCATCATCATTAATTGATGGAGAATTAACACGATCTTTTTTCTCCAATCTTTCTGCATTAGGTATTGGAGGCACACAAAGTGGTGCCATAGTTGGGAATGAGTCAGGGCAATTCCTTCAATCAACAGATATTGAATATCTTGGAACAAATGCAGATGGATTCAATCAATACACGATAACTTTTGTATTCGCAAATTCTGGAATCTATGATCAAGAGTGGTTTGCATTAGGAAATTGCTTAAAAATATTTGTCAGAGGCCTTTGGAGTAGTAAGGTTGGAGAGGTATTTGATAGAGTAGAATTCACATATGACAATCAAGCCAATACAGGATGGTTCAATGAGGCAAATAATGTAAGCATTGCAACTGGAGGAAGTGTTGTTAATACTTTTGCAGAATTAGAGTACAATGTAAGCCCAAATACGGTATCTTTTGAGGTTGATTTGGCAGGAACAAACATTGCAGATTTGGCAATGGGAGGAGCATATGTGAGTAATGATGATGCATACTATAAGAATCAGGTTTACAATCAAGAAAATTTAACATACTTATTACCAACAACTACAATAGTTGCAACAAATACTTATACATCCAACAGTGGTGTGGGTAGTTATTCAGGAGCAAATTGGGAAATAACTGTAAATAGTATAACTCCAAGTGGAGGAAATGCAATTATCAATCTTGATTGGAGCTGTAATTCAAGCCTGCAAACTTTCTTTGAATCAAGGGATGCAGATGATAGGTTGTTCTATTTATGGGTTAAGATTGGGAATACTAACCATTTAGTGTACAGCAATCAATTAACAAAGGAGTTACCAGTTGGAGGAGCATTGACAATGAATAGTGATTATGGTTTCTTGGATCATAGTCAAAACACTACATCAATTGCAGGAGATCATGTTGGATTTGTTGGAGATACAGAGGATGATATTGCCTATTATGGTACATTTAATCTGGAGTTAAACAAACAAACATACAACAGCATTAATTTAAGAGTTGAGGCATTTAATACGGTATCAGAGGATAAATTCACTTTACAGCAAACAAACTTTAGTTTTGGAGGAGTTACATATCAATCAAGTACAGGAAAGTATCTATTGAATGAAACATCCACAATCAACACAGAACTACCAACAACGAGCAATAAGAAGGATGCCAGAGTAACATTGACAGGAAATGATACATTGACAACATATGAGGTTGCAGTGTACTATCCATTTCTATTAAATTGGAAATATTGGTTACCATTGGAGGGAGTGAGTACAGATTTTGCACCTAATGAAAACCAGAATTGGGAGCAGTATGATAACACAGGCAATTGGACAATTAGAATGGTTGTGGAGTTGGATGATGGAGGATTGGCATTTATCCATGAAAATACTTTAATTGATAATCCATACAACAACAATGCAGATGTTACTACTACAATCGAGCTCCAAAGGCAATCGGATAACAGTGTGGTAAATATTATTCCAGAGGGAGAGCAATTGTTCATAGAGAGTACTCATGTATTAACAACAGGAAATTGGGATGTGCAGAAAATATGGGGAATGATAACTGTTGAACCAAAAGAGGGAGCACCAAGATGGATAAGCAGTACAATAGTTGCTTATGATAACAATTCTAATAATCCGTTAACACCTATTAGTGGATTGTTATGTCAAATTTCGTATATTTCAGCAACTACAATAAAATTAAAATGTAAGTTTGACCCTAATAAATTAGACACCACTAATGGAGTTAAAATTACAGCAAAGATAAAACAGGTATGCGATGACATTGTAGAAGTAAATAAAATTACTACTGACGATGAGGATAAATTGACTACCGATGATGATGAGAAAATTTTAGCATAAAATAAAAAGTTATGGGAATAAAAATAAATCAGTATCCATTAGAAAGATTAACATTTGGCGATGACGATTACTACGACATTGACTATTGGGATGGTGCAGGATACCAAACAGCGAAGATTAAAGGAAGTGTTATAAAAGCAGGGATTGAAGCAGGAGTTTTAACCATTTATGCCAATGACGGTACTTTATCGGGAAATAGGACTGTTAATTTAGACAGTTATTACCTTGCAATGCAAGGAGGGGAGGTAACATTTGGAGATTTTATGACGGTTATTTCCACAGATGCCTCAAGATATAGTTTAAGCCAATTCATAAGTAGCAATTCTCAACCTGTTTTGGTTGTTGGGAATCAACATGAAAATGTTGGAATCGGAACACACAATCCAAACACGTCTGCAAAATTGGAAATTATTAGTGATGACAAGGGTATTCTTATTCCAAGACTAACAACAACACAAAGGAATAATATTACATTAGGCGTAGGGGAGGAATCCTTATTGATATACAACACTACTACAAATCAGTTTGAGTATGTTGATTCATCATTAAATTGGGTTGCATTAGGAGGAGGCGGTGCGTCAATTTATTCGTTGGACGGGACAATTGGAAGTGGAAGAATTGCTACTTTGACTGATACCGTAAGGTTTAAAGATGGTACTTTTGAAATACAAGGAGCTAATACATTAGGTACAGATACAGCTTTGGCAATCTATGACGGAGATTCAATACCAAATAAAAAGGTTGAATTTTTTAATAATGGAAATGTTGACATTAACGCAAATTGGAGAGCAAACGAAGGTACTATAAAACTTAACAGTAATAATCAGTCTTTTGTTGGTTTTGGATTAACTGATACAATTAACGGGTATTATGGTGGTTTCTTTTGGCGACCAACAACACAATACTTAACTATTGGTTCCAATACAGGAGGTTTTGCTATTGAGCACTCAGCAAATGTTCAATCATATATTTTTACATCTTCGAGCTTTACAAGTGAAAATGAATTAATAGTAAATGATAATTTTACATTAAACGGTAATCAAGAAATCAATGCGAATTGGGTTATAAGTAAAGGAACTCTTAACCTTAATTCCAACGACCAATCTTTTAACGGTATTGGATTAACTGATACAGTAACGGGATACATGGGATTCTTTGGTTATAGACCAACAAACGATTATTTAGTTATTGAGGCAACAAGTGCAGTAAGTGGTATTTCTTTTAATACAAGCGGAAGCATTGAAAGAGTTAAAATTACTGACAGCCAAACAACTATAAGTAATGATTTAAACATGGACAACAACCGTATAAAAAATGCGGTTATTAATCCAAGTGTTCAAGAAACAGCATCAACAACATCATTCACAATAGATGCAGACAGTGAAACAATGGGTGTTCTTACGGGAATGACACAAAATGTTAATATTGAAGCACCAACGGGAACTCCCGTTCAAGGTCAAAAGTTGATGTTAAGATTCAAGGATGACGGAACAACAAGAAACTTTACATGGAATATTATTTGGAGAGCGATTGGTGTAACTTTACCAACAGCAACAACAGCTAATAAGACATTATATGTTGGAGCAGTTTACAACATCACTGATTCAAAGTGGGATGTTATTGCAGTAAAAGAAGAAGCATAAAAATAAAAACTAAATAAAATGATTAAGAATAAAATACATTATCAAATCACAGGGGATTTCAAAGCAGATTTTGGAACGACAATCTCAAATCCTATCATTAAAATTGCAGTTTCAGACAAGGGAGTAATTGCAGACGGTTTATTGAAATGCGAATACAATGTATATGTTTCTGCGGATACGTATAATGCAGGAAAGTATTTCTTCAAGGGAGAGCATGAAGTAAACGAAGGAACAGAGGAAGAACCCGTATTAGTATGGAAAAGGTTGGTTAATTTTACTTATCCAATTTCTGATGTACCTAATTGGGGAATTCAGAGTTACAAAGAGGATCAGAGAAAAATTATTGCAAATACTTTTGGATATGATGTTTCAAAGGTTGTTTTAGTAGAGGAGGAATAATTATGACATTCATAAATAATTAAAAGATGCAATATTGGATAATAAGTAAAATAGAATTAATTGAAGGAACGGAAAACTTGCAGTTTACCGAAGTTGGATATACGGAGGATGAAAGTGTAGCAACAGAAATCAATGAGGATTATGATTCTACTTTTGGAAAGTTTAGTGGGGAAAATAGAACTAAATTGGAAATTGGTCAAGTATTAATAAGTAGTTTTTTTGCAACTACTCCTTATGTCAATGAAGCAAGAACAATTGTGGATAATGTTGATGAATTAAACATACCGCAAATTAATTCTAAAAGTGAATTATAATGGCAGTACCAACAATAGGAAATGTTACCTATAATAATCAGAATCCAAATGGAACAAGTATAACCATTAGTGGACATTCTCAAAATTCGGGAAGTGATAGACTGTTGGTTGTTACTGTTACTGCAATGAATACAGCAAATATTACATCAATGACTTTTGGTGGAGTTGGATTGACTAAAATTCATGGTACGAACAGAAATGGAATAGGTCAAAGAATGGAAATGTGGTACTTGTCAAATCCAAACTCAGGGAGTGGCAATATTGTTATCAATTATAATCCCGGACAATTTAATCCTATTGGATTTTGTGCAAGAAGTTTTACAAATAGCGGAGGTATTGGAAACTTTATATTAAATGGTGCAAGTGGAACACCAAGAAATGCAAATATAACTGTTAGTGATGACAGTTTAATAATGATGACAAGTTGTGCGTATAATGTTATTCCTTCAACAAATGGACAACAAATTCCAACAGGAACTAACAGAACTTTTACAGCTCAAAACACTTATAGACAGGTGGCAAATGGTGCAATTAGTCAATCTTCGGGTCATAGTGCGGGTTCAATTCCATTGAGGGCGGTTGCAACAAGTGGTTCCATATCTTTAGATGCTGTAGAAATTTTAGGAATAAGTTCATCACCAACAACCGATGATGCAGATTTTTTTATGATATTAGAATAAATGAGTGATTGTATAACCATAGAAGAAAGAGGATTTGCAGAGTATGAGGCAATCAGAATTCCAGTACCTAATACTGTGAATGAATTTGATGAGCCATTCAGATGCTGTGATGAAAAGCAATTAGTTTTGGCACATCCAACGGAAACAGAGAGTTATAAGAATGACATTACAAGTGCATGGATCAAATTATCTGGAATCACTGATACAATTACATTCAGTTTAACAAAGAATGGAGTTGCAACATCATATACTCCGATTGAGAGAAGATTTGTGAAAGAGAGCCATTCATGGTACACAACAATTCAATGGAAGGATGTATTATTAAGTGATGGAGCAGGATGTTATAAGTTGGAATTACAGTATAGCATTGGAGGTATATCAGGGAGCTTGATATGGGGTATTTATGATCTTAAGCAATACAGCCTATCAACAGCAAAATATACAGCGAGATTGAGAGTAAAATTCAATCTTAATCAAGCAATTGAAGGTATCAATTTCACAGATTCCAATGTGGAGGATACTTTGCGTTTTAATGGATTCATTGGAGAGCGACAACCAAACATGGAGATTGACAATCTGATATATCAAGATAGAACAGTGAGAACGGTTGTAAGGGAGAATCTTAATACATACCAGATAAAAACAGATCCTTATACAAACAGTATTATTGATTTAATGACTGATTTATACTTATTAAGTGAGAATGAGTTGTTCATATCAGATTACAATCAATTCAATCATACACATGGTATCTTGGATCTTCCAGTGATTGTGCAGGAGAGTCCAGAGATAGATTATCTGGAGCAGTATCAGAGAAAAGCGGTATTAACGTGTACAGTTGGAGATAAGGTAAACAATAAAAGGACATATTATTAAAATAATTGACAGATGAAAATTGAGATTAAGGGAAATTATGTGGTAATTGAGAGAGTAATTGGAGGAGTAACAAAGACTTTTGAATATGCACAGGGCAGGAGTTTTTATTTCACACGATTTGGACAATCAGGATTAGAAACTATTGAGATTATCAATGATATATCAGATGGTAAAACATATGTAACAGTTGCAGATATTAATGCAGGATTGATTGTTGATGAGAATGATGCACCATACACTGTGCAGAGCCTTTTGGAGTTATTACAGGAGTACACAGGTACTTTTGTTGGGAATAATGTAAAAACAACAGCCTAATGGAACTTAATGCCTTAACCATTTCAGGAGTTATCATTACAATATTAATTGGTGTAGTGGGTTTCTTTCTTTCCAGATTGATTAATGATGTTAAACATTGCATGATTGAAACAGGAAGAAATAAGGGCCGTATTGACTTAATTGCAAAACAGCAGGAGAATGATGTGAAAAGGATTGAGAATACAACACAATTGGAGATTAAGGCATTGGCCCAAAATGTGAGTGTGTTATCAAATAATGTGCATGAGTTGGTTGTGATGATGGCAGAGAATGGAATTAAGAAAAAATGAATGTTTTTCTATATATAAAAAAGTTAATTAACAGCAAGAGCAGTGATTCATCCAAGAGATTTCTTGGAATTGGATTGACTGTTTTGGTTTATTTTGTAACATTAAGATATACCACAGTTGAAAACATGGAGTTCGTATTAGGGGAGCTTTTGAGTGCAATTTTGGTTATAATGGGAGTATCAACATGGGAAACAATCAAAAAACAATAGGATTAAGCATTGCATTGATATTATTAGTTTTGATTTTTGCATTGGCATCATGCTCTCCAGTGAAAAGACATTCAAGATTAGTAAAAAAATACCCATTTGTACATCAAACTGATACAGTCATTCTAAGGGATACTTTGAGCATTATAGTACCAAAGGTACAACATGATACAATTATGTTCTTAGATAGCTTTATAGTGGCCTTAAAAGACACAATTACGATTGAAAAGGATAATCTAACTGTTAAAATAACAGAGATCCATGATTCCATATACATTGAGGCAGATTGTGATACGGTATATCTGGATAAGATAATAGAGAGAAAAATTCCTATAAAATACTACGAGGTTAATGATGGATTTTGTGTGAAGAATTATGCAAAATATATTGGATTAATATTCCTGATATTTGCATTAATGATTATTGCATATAAATTCCTCAAATTACTTAAATGAAAACCAAAGTCAAAGCATATACAGATCAGGAATTATTGAATAAAGTAAAAAGCCTGCCCACATTCACAAAGATTCCAAAACAAAGATGGATCTTAGGAGTAAGGTCAAAAGAGGATGTGTACAATAGTTATGATGATAAGTTCTATGAGTTTGAGGGAGAGAAATTTATCAGAGTATTAACAGGCACAACCAATGCAGGATCTGGAGTATTAAGAGGAGGATTTCTTAAGTACAATAAGAGAGGAGTTGCAGTATTGAAGGCAGATGAATGGTACTATAACGTATGGAGTTATGGATTGCACAGAGGGAAGATGCCTGCATTGATCCAGAAAGGAAGGAGAGTGAAAGTGTATAGAGATGGTAACAAGAATAAGAAAGTTGAGCAGATTGGAGCTCCTGAATTGGGTTGGTATGGGATAAATTATCATACAAATACGTATGATTTTAGTTTAGCAAATTTAAAGGTTGTTAAGTGGGCCATTGGGTACTGGAGTGCAGGATGTCAGGTTATTAATGACAGGAGAAAATATATGGAGCAGATTGAATATTACAAGAAATCATTTGAGAATGGGGAGCAGATAATGGTATCTTTTTGCTTAATAGATGAGTTTTAAAAATCTTGATTGATTCCATTGTAAATCAAGGTGTGGTGGGCATGATCCTTAATTGGATTGTGCCTTTCTTTTTTTAGAATAATTGTCTTATATTGTGGGCAGTTCTTTATCTTAGACTTAAACAACTCAAGTTCACATGGGCACCTTTATTTGGCGAGGGTGCCTTTTTTTATGTCCATGAAAGAAATATTTTTGCATTTATTTTTGATATACAAGATAAATTTATATATTAGTGCTTTATAACTTAAAATCATAACATCATGTTAGAAATTTACAAAAAAGCTGAAAACAATTACAGCGAGAATCCAGAGGGA